TTATGCTTTGATGCCTCTGGCTTTTAGCTCCGCCCTGGCGGCCCGCTTTTCATAAACCGTGCGGGCGGATTTTAGCCGCTTCAGCAGCTCGGCTTGCGATAACCCCTTCATTTGTTTTTGTACTTCCCGACTTTTGGCCCTCTCCTGGGCACCCTTGCGGCCTCGGTCGCGCAACAGCTCTTTCTCCATAATTTCAGCGTGTCGCCTTGAAAGCATCAGGTGGCGCTGGGCGTTGGCATCCTTGGCCAGTTCAAGCTGCACATCCTTGATCCACTGCCGGTAGGATTCCTGGTATTGCTTGTCTTTTTTGCGCTTTGCCGCCTCTGCCCGTACAGCAGCAGGGGGGATGTAGCGCACCGCCACTCCACTTTTCAAATAGCGCACGGTGGCCACCCCGCCCCCGTCCACCTGTAACTTCTGCGTGGCTGGTTTCTTCTCACCCAGCCGTGGCCGGAGTTTTGCTGTTGGTTTCTGTGGCGCTTTGGCAAACCGGCCCCGCTCGTCGAACCACAACACCCGACAGACGGTCTTGGATTTTTTGGCTGGCATACTAAACCCTCAACTCCGAATACTCCCCTGCCTTACCCAGAATGGCCTGCACATAGCTTGCATTCCGCTGCCCCGCCAGGAAGGCCCCCGGCCCCACGTTGTAGGCGTGAAGTACGTCACACCAGGATGCACCGGGCAGACGGGTGTTTTTCAGCCAGCGCAAGTAGAGAATGCCCGCAGACACCGCGTACTGAATCCGCACCGGCGTGGGCATGTTTAGCAGGAGCGTTGGATCAAGCCGAACGGTTTTGAACGCGCACGGCTTGACCTGCATCGGGCCAATCTCCGTACCCGAAGCGCAGTTGGCCCCGTTGTTGCTGATCCGCAGGGCTTCCGCCACCCGATCTACATGCGGGTTGAAGGTGCTCTCGCGCCAGGCCACCGCCACCACCAGATCGGGGGGCACCTCCAGCCCCTCGGCCTGGGCCAGGGCCCCGGCCACCACCGCCGCCAGCGAGCGGCCCCCGCACTCACTGCACGAGGTATTTTTCAATCGCGGGTTGGCCTCCACGATGCGGGCGTAGATGCGGTCTATGAGATCCCAGCGGCTCTTATCCAGGGGCGGAGGGCCTGGGGGCGGGTAGGGGCAGGCAGGGGATGGCGGCGCACCAACGGTTCCCCCACCACGAGGAGCCGAAGCCGCCCGTCCCCCGGCCAGGGCCAGGAGGGCCGCGCCGCCCAGACCAAACCAAATGAGCTTATCCTTGCCGCTTTTTGCCATCCTCAGCCCCCCTGAAGGTTCGGCAGATGCCCTTACGTCCCCGGTTCAGGGTAAGGTAGCCTGCACTTCCCGCATACCACGCATACGCATTCAGATCCTCGTAATACACCCGCCCCCCCCGCACCTCCCCCGCCAGGTGGTGGTAGCTCTCCCGCCCCGCAGGAATCACCCCGAGGGCGGGCTCGGGAACCCCCGTTGAAACGGGCAACACTAGCGCACGCAAACCCCACACCGGCACCATCACGGCCCCCAGGTCAACGTCCAGGCACCGATGGTCAGTTTGTTGAGGTTGTCCTTTATGATTTCCTGACCGGAGTCCAAGACAAAGCGAAAACCGCCTAACCAGCGTGGCCCCAGACCAATTGTGCGGATGGTTCCGTTGGCCTCGGTGCTCAGAAAGGTTACAGGGTTCACCTGCCGCTGTCGGCTGTTTGCCGTGTATGCGGCCACACCGGGCCATTTGTTGCCGAGTGTAGATGTGTTAATATTCGTGTCTGTGTAGCTGGTAGAACCGGCTATAGCATGCAGATACATGTTCTGGTAACTCACACCGGGGCCGCCTCCAGAGTTGACCACATTCCCGGTCATCGCCAGCTCGGTAACGACCAGCGGAGGGTACGTTCCGCCTGATCCGCCTGTGGACATGGTGTGCACGGCCAGGCCGGTGCGCATGCCGAGGCCAGCAATATCAATGGTGTGCGCCACGGCGGTAACCGGCGCTACCTGTAGGCGGTATTTGTAGATTAGCCGCAGCTTTTGGTCTGCTGCCAGGGTGAGCGTTACAGGGTTGCCGCCTCCATCTCTGAAGAGTTCCCGCACCGCCAGGTTATTGCCCGCTGTAGCGGAGGGGCTGAACCCCCACTCGGTCAGGTTCTGCCCCCCTACCTGCGCCTCGGTAAACTCCCGCACATAGGTGAACTCAAACAGACCGTTGGAAGGCTGGGTGATGCTATCCCCGCCTGGAGAGCTATTGGTGCGAGCCCGTTCGTTGACCAGCCCCACATCAGACGCGGATGGGGCCGTGCTGCCGGTGCCCACCACGGCGTAGCCCATCAGGCTGGTAATGCCGTGGGTTGCCATCAGGGTGTCATAGGCTTGGTTGAGGATCAGGTTGTGCTGTTCACCTTCCAGTTCTGGTATCCAAATCCTTCCCTTTCCCAGGCCCCCCGGCCCGGCACGAAGGACCTCGCGGTACCGGCCCACCTGCCAATGCATGTGTTGGGGCATGAGCCGCGCCCTCATGCCTAGGGGCGGAGGCAACAGGTGAGCTATGTAAATGCGTGGGAGCTTCTTCATCGTATCCTCCTCATGGACCGTAGCTACCCGCGGTCGGAGCCGCAAGGATCGCACTACCAAGGTTTTCGTACCCCAGGGGCAAATACTGGGGTTGAGTCAAGTCCACCACCACCACCACCAACTGGTAGGCCCCGGATGTGGGGGCAGATAGAGTAGCCGTCCCCAACGCATCGGCTCCCAGGTCTTGCACCACAACAACCAGCTGGTACGCACCGGAGGTGGGGGGGGTTAGGGTAGCGTTGCCTAGCGCGTCTAGCCCCAGATTGAGGACCGCAACGACGGGAACCAGCGCTCCTTGATTGGGGGCAGACAATACTGCCTGCCCCAGCGCGTCAAGGCCACCGTCGTAGATGACGACAACGGGGATGAGAGCCCCCTGGGTGGGAGCAGCCAGGGCAGCGTTGCCTATGTCGTCCTCCCCCCGCACCGGGTAGGGGTCTGTGCGCAGAACCAGCCCAGTGACATTTGGGCTATCTTCCAAACTACCCAGGATTTGCCCCTGGTAGGGCAGGGCCACAGCCTGGTCGAGGTAGGCAGGGGATGGGAAAGTCTGGAGTACGTGGGAAGTTGCGTACAGCTCCCGCTGCACCCGCATGATTACATGCGTGCGATCCGGCGATAGGTGCACCAGCAACACGTCCGAGTCTGGGAGGAAGTACCCCACCTCAAAATCCCACAGGAGCACCGGGTCTACCCCCGGAAACGGCCCCCGCATGGTGAAGGTTCCTGTTATAGGATTCCACTGGCGAATCCAGACCTCACCCTGGCGCTCATAGGCCACCACGTGCCGGGCGGCCTGGTCAAAGCACAGGGCCAGGTGGCGCACCTCTTTCACCGGGTGGGGAATGGGTGGGATGGTCACCTCTACCCACTGTGCCTCTTCTGTGGAGCCGATGGGCCAGGGCTCGGAACTGGGGGCGGTTTTACGGGCCTGGAATAGACGCAACCCCTGGGTTCTGTCCAGCATACCCAGCCAGGCGTAGCCCAGAAGGGCCTCAAACGAGTTGTCTGCCGTTTCCCCCATAACCCGCGGGCCCCGAACGATGCGGGCCTCGGGGAAGTAACTCCTACCGCGTTTTCCAACTTTGACCGGTAGCATCACTGGAAGAACACCTGCACCACCGTGGGGCCATCCCCCGCCTCTGCGATCTCAACCACCTCTGCCAGAAAGGACAGCTCCACAGCAGCCGCCGGGAGCAGGATGTACGGCCCCACCCGCGAAGAGCCATAGCTAAACCAGACCTGGGCCTTGTTGTCGCCCAGGTTCACCAGATGGCCCCGGGTGGCGGGCTTGCCCAACAGGCCCGCCAGTTCCAGCCGGTGCGGCGTGGCCTCTGCGGGAATCTGGGAGATCAGGGGCAGCCGGGCTGGGTCGTGCCCGGCCACATCCCGCCGGGGCCGCCCGTACTCGTACTCCAGGGTGCGCTGGATGGCCGCCAGCCTGTCCTCCAGGCAGGACAGCTTTTCTTCCAGGGCTTTCACCGCGCCCTGGGCCTGGGTGATGATCTCTTCCGGTTTTACGCCCAGGAGGTTGAACATTTAGGGCCTCCTTCCTGCGGGGGCTGGGTGGGCAGATTGCCTAGGCTTTGCCGAACCAGCAGGGCCAGGATGAGCAGGGCCAGGGCGTAGACCGTGAGCAGCCCCAGGCCCACTCCCACTCCCTGCTTGTAGGCCTGCCAGAGGTTTGTTCCGCTATTGGTTGCCGCTGCCATCTCGTCCAAGGAGGGCCCCCAGAATCGCCAGAATCAAAATGATCCCCAACCAGACCAGCGCTGCGCCTACCACAAAGCCAGCGCCCACCTGCACGCCGTCCTGAAAGTTCACTTTGCACCTCCTGCTTTTTGCTCCATGCCGGTAGCCCGAATGCGCGATAGCGCGGCCTCTACCTGCCGCTGGGCAATGTCGCGGCCCAGGCCGGGCGCCATCTGCTGCAGGGCAGAGATGGCCTCCTCCAGCTTGGTCTGGGCCCGTTCTTCAGAAGAAAGGGCACTTTTCCGATACCGTTCCTCAACGCTGAGCACCGCCTGCTCGGCCAGTTTGGGCACGCGCTCCGATAGCCAGCGCTCGTAGTTCCCGGCGATGATGCGCACGATCCCCGCCAGGATGGGCCCCACTATGGGAATCTTGCCCAGGATGGCGATCAACGCGCCAGCCGCCAGCGCTATCACTCCCACAGCCAGGGCGGCCTGGAGCAGCCAGACGATCCATAGGTTTCCAGATGGTATAAAGTCAGTCCAGTTCACCCTATCCCCCTAGATGCGATCCCAGATCGGGGTTTGTTCTGTTTGGTTCCAAGCAAGATTGCTATCGGTGTAGGCATAGGCAGTTTTTTCCTCAACGATGGCTATCCTGCCTGCTATAGCCGGCCCCCCGTGGTTGGCGCAGGCCGCCCGGGCTGTACATCCGGACTGGGTAGAACCATCCGCACAGGGCCAGGCTGCCATGCAGGTGATGAAGCCTGTATCGCTACCTGTATCGCTAGTGGGGGCCGAGGGTTTCGACGGCTGGGGCGGCTGTTGCGGTTGGGTTGGCTGCGTCGAGACAGTCGCAGCTTTCTGCCCAGCGTGCGCGACGACATACAACCCCACACCGGCCACGCCCAGACCGCCTATTAACCACCAGACCCAGTTCATATCTCATACCCTCCAAGCGGCGTCGAAGGCCGGCAGAGGCTTGGGAAGATCGCGCAGGGGTTGCTGAACGAGCCGTAGCCAAAGCCCGGTGCACCCCCGCCGGGGTTCTGATAGTCGGGGTTCCATCCGTCGTTCCAGTCGGAGCCGGGCTGCTCTTGCTCCTGGTCACCCGGCGCGGCCTGGTCGGTCTGCGCCGGGGGCTGGCCCAGGGCCTTCCAGCCGAAGTAGACCAGCGCACCTCCCACCGCAAGCAAAACAAGGGTTTTAGCGTCCATTTCGCACCTCTTCTTTCTTCCTGGCCCTGGCCTGGGCTGATAGCTCAACCTGGATTGCCAGGTGTTTTTCAATCTGCTTCATAGTGGCTTTTATCTCCTGCAGGTCACTAAAGACCAGCCGGAGAAAGGCCAGAAAGGCCACCACCCCCAGGCCCTTGTCCACGGCGTCCAGGAATTCCATCAGCAGAACACCCCCTGGGCTTCCAGATCAGAAATCCGGCGACGCAGGTTGTTGATCTGCTGCTGCGCTTCTTCCGCCTGGCGCTGGGCCTCCTGGTACTGGTCGTGAAGATTCTGCACCTGGTTGTAGGCGGCCCCGATCTGGCTGTTGATGCGGTCAATGTCCGCCCAGGTGTCGTCCCAGGAGTTGCCATCTTTTTTGGGGTGTTTGCGTTGCTCGAGGCTCCCCCCGGCCCGCAGGAAGGTCATGCAGGCGTTGTAGGCGTCCTGGTTGGTCTGGGTGCCGCTTACCGTCCACCATTCGTTGAAACCGCATACTGGAAAGCCGTTGCAGTGGTACTGGAAGGTGGGATCCTGGGCGTAGCTTCGGCAGTTGCCCTGGGCCAGGCTTTCCAGGTCGCGCATCTTCTTTTCGGCATCGGCCCGCAGGTCTTCGTACTCCTTCAGTTTGGAGCGGTATCCGGTGAGCACCTGGCACAGACTGGTGCGTTCCTGCCCTGACTGACCCGAAACGCCGGGGTGGGTGGGCACCTGGGGCGGGATGCCGGGCACCGTTTCCTCCGCTTTGGGCCGGCTCCTGGCATAGGTGTACAGCCCAAAGGCCGCCAGGCCCCCAGCCCCCACCACAGCGAATACCTCAATCGGTTTCACGTCCCAACCCCCACAGAATCACGCCCAGCAGGCCCGCGCCGGTAACCAATAACAGCGCGGCCTGGCCTGAACGGGCGGCCTGGTAGTTGTAGTAGATGCGGGTGCGCTGGGTGGCCTGCTGCCAGTAGCCCAGGTCACGCTGGGCTGCGGCTTTGGCCTCCTCAGCGCGGCGCAGCTCGGCCCACTGGGCAATGGCCCCGTCCACCAGGTTGCGCGAGGTCTGCACCTGGGATCGGGCGGCCTCTTCAATGGCCCTGGCCCTGCGATCTTCGCCAAGAAACCCAAAGAGACCCCCCAGCGCACTGCCGAGAAACCCAAGCAACTCCATCTCAATCCCGCAGCATCAAGACCAGCACCAGTACCAGCGCGGCGGCCCCCACCACCCAGACCCAGGCAGGCACCGCAGGCTGGGGCTGCACCGCGATACCGGCGGCCCTGGCCTTTTCGGCCTCGGCCTGGGCCCTGGCCTTTTCGGCCTCGGCCTGGGCTTTCAGCAGGTCGTACCGGGCCTTTTCCTGGTCGGTGTAGATGTAGGGGTCTAACAGCGAACTCACATCGCCCAGACCGCCAAGGATCTGCTTCCACAGCGGCGGCTCGGTTCCTGGGCCGCTGGTTGCCAGGTTGTTATCGTCAAAGGTGATCTGGTAGGCGTTGCCGGTGCTGAAGCTCATACGCCCTCCTTACAGCCCTGCCCGGTTCTCCAGCTCGGCCAGGCGGTTGATCTGGCCCTTATCCAGTACCTGCACCCGGCGGGCCAGGGCCGCGATGTGGACGTAGTGGCCCGCCCGGTCGTTCCAGATCATGGGCACCTGGGTGGTGCGCACCTCCAACACCAGCCGGGTGCCCGGCACCAGCTCTACCTGCTGCGGCCAGGCCAGCATGGTTTCCAGGTTGTTCTGGTCAACCGAGTGCATGGTGCTGAAGGACTGGTTGAACACCGTGGCCACGCTGTCGTCAATCCCACCCGCGTCCCGGGCCACCCGGAAGCGGAACTGCCCGTCGGCGTGGGTGTAGTAAATCTCGATGTTGCTGGTGTTGGGCACACCTGCCGGCTCGGTAAAGGTCACCTGGCCGCCGGCGTAGTTCACGTTGGTGATGGTGAGCCGCTGCCACACCCCACCCACCTGGGCCCAGACCGCCACATCGGGGTGGTAGGCAGAGGGCAGGGTGGGGGCCCCCTGGGCGCTCTGGATCAGGTAGGGCAGGTTGACGGTGCGGGCCTGGGGTGCGCCCAGGTTCTGCCCGGCCACGGTCTGCTGCCCTTTCAGGTAGACGCGCAGGCGCTTCTCCCCCGCCATAACGCGGAAGTGGGCGGTCTCGGGGGTGCGCATTTGGGCCAGCGGGAACCATTCGTTGGCCCGGTAGGGGAAGCCGGTGCTTTCGATGTCCTCCCCGTCAATCCAGGCAAAGGCCCAGTCGCTCATCTGCACCGCTGCGGGCGCCGGGCGAACCGGTGCAGCCGCCTGGGGGTTGGAGGCCTCCACACGTGGCAGGTCGCGAAAAGTATCCAGGCCGCGCCGGAACAGGTTGCCAAGGTTATCCAGGATAGCCATTGTTCCTCCTGCCTAGATGGTGGAGTTGTCCACGCCCACCGGTAGTTCGATGCGGGTGCGGGCGTCGGCCAGGGCGGGCGTGGCGCTGGATTCCACGTAAACTTCCAGAATGTCCCCTTCCCGGAAGGCAAAGCCCTGGGGGGTTACCCCGCCCTTGGCCGGGCTCAGGGTGGCGAGGATGTTCTGGTAGTACTTCGCATCGCGCTGTTGCGCTTCGCTCAGGTCGTAGTACCCAGCGTACTGGATTTTGCCCAGGAACTCCGGCGCATCGAAGCCGCGGGTCTTGCGTGCCAGGAAAACGTCGGTGTCGTGGGGGAGCTGGCTGCCGCCCGTATCGTAGAGCTTCAGCACCACGGGCAGGGGGTTGGCGATAACCCAAGAAGCCCCCTGGGGCACCACGAACTCCGCCACCTTCACCCGCTGCCGGCCGGTGTAGTCGCGGTAATCCGGGCCGCCCTTGATCAGGGTGATGGGGCGGGCGCTGGGCCGAATGGTTTTGATGCGGTTAAAAGCCTCCTGCATGTTTCCTCCTAGTCAATGGCCAGCAGGGTCATGACCAAATTTGCGAACGACCCCGCCGCGACTCCCAGACCGATGTAGTCCACCATGGGGTCATCGGTCAGCTTGTTGTTGATGAGCAGGGTTCCTAGCAGAACCCCGCCCAGGTTCAGCAGTAGCCGATTGGTGTAGGCGTTGGGCACTTCCGTGGTGGTGGGCTTCCCATCGCTGCCCACCTTGTAGTAGCGCACCTTGCCATCCGGGCCCTTAGCGGCCCAGCCAAACAGGTCACGCTGACTGGTATAGATGGTTTTGCGGGCCATGTAGGCCCCCAACACGCCCAGGGAGGTGGCGACCACAATTGGGTTCTGCACCACCTCCAGCGGGTTGGAGGTGCTGGCTAGCTTTTGCATGTCCCGGCCCGCCTGAATCGCTGCCTGTTCTGCCATTACTCCTCCTTACCGATACCAGCGTGGGCAGCCGCTGGCCTGAAAAGCAAGCGCAAGGGGAAGGTGCAAAGCGGCAGTACGGGGCGGCCCTAAAGTGCACCCCGACAGGCCGCTTTGACCTGCCGGGGTGCATTTGTTGCGTCTGGCCCTACAAACGCACCCACATCCTGCGCCGGGGGTTTTGTGGGTTGCGCAGCACCAGGCCCCCTTCTTCCCGATCCAGGTTCTTTACCCCGTACTCCGGGGGCAGGCCGTCGTCCGGGCGGGCCAGGCTGCGCACCCGCTCGCCCAGCTCGGGGAAGTGCTCGGAAACTGCCCGCACGTCGTTGGGCTCGGTGACCCGGAAGGTGACCAGGTGGGAGGCCTGCTTACGCACGCCGGGGTCTATCCCCCCGGTGAGACCCTGGAGCATCTGGGTCACGAAGATGGCGTTGTGCCCGGCCTCGCGCCCCCCGGTGAGCACCTCAAACAGCCCTTTGGGCACTGCCCCCCGAGGGAAGAAATGGTAGGCCTCGTCCACCAACAACAAAACATCCCGCTGGCGCATGATCTCCGCTCCCAGGGCATCCAGGAAAGAGCGCGGGTCGTATCCCGTAACGTGGAAGAAGACCCTGCTGTGACGCCGCAGGGCCCGGCTTGGATCGCCTTCTTCCTTTACCCGGAAGCGGGCCTCGCAAAGGTCGGAGAACTCCGTTTTGCGGTTGACGATGACCAGCTTTCGGAAGCGCCCCATCATGCGAAGCAGGATTTGACGGGCCAGGGTGGACTTGCCCGAACCCGACTTGCCCACGATGAGGATGCGGAAGGTCTGTCTACCGGCCATAGTCCCGCCAGTTGGCTACTTTGACCCAGGTCAGGTTTTCAAAGTCTTTGAGGTTTTCGGTTAGAAGGGTTAGGCCATTTGCCCACGCAGTAGAAGCAATCATCAAATCAAAAAGGCGTTTGTGTGGGTTAGGTTTTCTTGGCAAGGATAGTTTGGTGGCTTCACGCATGGTTTTTAGCGCTACTTTTTCTTCAAAAGAAAGGATTGTGAATCGAGCGAACATTTGTTGAATACTTCGTTCCTGTCTGGGGTCTACTACGAACTCTCCAGTGGCATATTCCACTTGCACAATTGCCGAGGTAACCATTTGCTCGCGTGAAAGGCGGCTAAGAAAATTGATTGCCTCCGGCTCTTTGCGCCGGAGGGAAATAAAAAAGTTGGTATCGAGCAGGATTTGTTTAGGGATTCGCATTGGAACGACGTATGGGGCGAACGGGGTGCCGGCGGCCCGTAACCCGCTCGATGGCTTTTACCATTTTGCGGGCTTGTTCATCCGTCAGGGGAGGAAGGTTCATAATCAATTGGTAGACTTCCTCAGCTTTCTTGGACTTGAACACGGGCTTAACATCGGCCATGTTTTTATCTTAGCTCAAGTCTGGTAGCTTTGCCACAGCTCCCACCCTGCCCAGGCAGCCAGGGCGAAGGCGACCACGGCCTGGGCGGTCTCGCACTTGGGGCAGCCCTGCCCCTCGCGCAGGTTTTTGAGGCGGCCCAGGCCAAGGTAGAGGCTACCGGCCAGCACGGTGATGGGGAAAGCGTTGTTTTTGATGGCGTGAAAATTCACACCAGTACCTCCTGCACGTAGGACGCTATAGGAGACGCGACGGTCTGAGCCCGCGCAATACGCTCTTCCCGCGAAACGGGGCGCGTGGGGCCAAACTCCACCAGCACCGCCGGGCCTGGAAAGTCGTCAATGTAGAGCCGGCCAAACCGGCTGGCGGAGGAGGGTCGAACCCATGCCCCTCTCAGAACTGCGGCAATCCGTTCGGCCAGGTTGCGTGATAGGGGATGTGAGGAATAGTACACCCCAGGGCCTGGAGCGGTGGGGGTGTCGTGGTGCACGCTGACAAAAACCCGGGCCCCCTGCGCCTGGGCCATGCGGGTTCTCTCGGCCAGCGGCACAAACACGTCTGTGGTGCGGGTGAAGCCCACCGTGTAGCCCAGGGCCACCAGGTACTCCTTGAGGGTGAGGGCCTGCGCCAGGTTCAGATCGCTTTCACGGGTTCCCGAATTGGGATCCACCGCCCCAGGGTCGCGCCCACCGTGCCCGGGATCCAAAACCAGATATGCACTTTTTCTAGGCCTGGGCTGGTTCATCAGCACTACCCCCAGCAGGAGGATTAGGAGCGCTCCGAGCCCGTATTTCCTGAACCGCACGCATACCTCCATAAACGCTCATGGCCATTACCCCTGCCCCCAGCAGGATGCGCAGCCAGGGGGGAAGATGCTCTACGCCTCCTTGCAGCGGCAGGCGGTTCTTGCCGATGCCGTAGGCGGCCAGGGCTTCCCCCACCTTGAGCGCGTCCAGCACCGGGGCGGGTGGGAGCATGGGGAGTACGCCCCCCTGGAAGGCCCGGGTGAAGGCCTCCACCTCTTCCTGGGTTTGCAGCCTCAGCCCCAGGATTAGCATCCAGGTGGCCCCCTGAACCAGATCGGCCCCGGTAAAGGGTTCGATGGGTGGGGGTTCGGGGGGAAGGTCGGAGAAAGAGGCCTCCCCCTTGTCGTCTTCCAGGTTCTGGAAGCCTTCGTCAGTAGATGATGGGGCCGGATCCGGAAATCGCAGAACCGCCGGTTCTGCTTCCGCCGCAGTTCCCACAGGGGGTTGTTGCACCGGTGCCTCCTTTCATACCCAGGACTGCCGCAGCCACTACCAGCACCGCACCCAGAACGGCCACGGCGTACCCCTGAATGGGTTTGGGGGCAGGTCTGGCAGGCTCGGCCTTTTCTTCGGAAACCTTTTCCGAAGGGTTTTCGTTTTCTGCCGCTTTTGGCATGGATACCTCGGGCTGTGATTCCACCGCCTGGGTCACAACGGGATCGAGTTCGTCTGACCCCAGGGGAACGGCCTCCACCTGGCGGGGCGCTTCGGGTTGCGAAGCTGGCATCTCCACCGGTTTTGCCAAGAGTGGTTCTGGCAGCCTCAGGGTCATGGTTTACCTCCGGCTCTTCCGGGCTTTGCGTTTGCGGGTTTTACGCCGGTACATGCTACCTCCTGCCTCTGGGCCAAACCGCCAGGGCCAGAACGCCCAGGCCCAGGGCGGCCAGGCCTATGCCGGAGCCGGTGACCGCTACCGAGCGGGACTGTTCCGGCACGAGCTGCACGGTCTCTTTGATGGTGGCTACAATGCGCCAGGTCAGATACAGAATCGCTATGACCGCCGCTGCGGTGAAAATGGCCGGCAGGGCGGGAAGGAAGGCGGGCTGGATCAGGTCGTCCGGGGTGTACCAGCTCATGGGCTGGGGGCAGTAACGCGAGCCGCACCCTGCACCGCCGTAGGCGGAGGTTATGGCCCAGGGATCCTGGGTTCCCGAGGTGGAGGCGGTGGGGGCGGCGGTCACCTGGAGCCGGATCACCAGGTCGTTGCCCTTTTTACCCCAGTCCAGGACTTTCACACTCGAGCCGTATTTTGCTTGCAGTGCTCGTTCCAGGTCGGATCGGGTTACCCGCGAAACGTCGCCGCTTTGGTGGGCTGATACGATTTCATAGGTGCCCGGCCCAAGTGCTTTGTTTGAATCCACAGGCACGCGCTGAAAAGCCATGCTTTCAGGCTTGCCGGATTACGCTATAGAATCAAGCGCAGAGCGGAGGTGCAAAACGGCGGTGCAGGTGGGCTTGCCCACCTGCCGGTGCAAAGCGGCTCAAAAAGTTAAGAAGCTAGAAAGCTTCTTTTGCCCTTTTCAAAATCTCATCCCGAGAGGGTTGGCTTCTGTACTCGGCGTGTGTGTAAGCCATGATGAGCACAATTCTGTGTTTTTCTTCTTGAACAAGGGCAAGAATACGCATCTCGCCACTGGCGCCTCTTGTGTCCGGAGGGTTTAGGCGAACCTTACAAAGGTGAACTCCTTCGGGAAAAGAAAACCCCGGCATCGTAGAAGCGTTTGTTGGCAAACCAGCAGCCTTCCATTTTTGGTATAAGGAAGATAAAAAATCAGCAAAGCCGATCTTTTGACGATCAGATTTGTAAAGGTTTTTGCTCAACCTTTTAAGGTCTTTGAGAAATCCTTCGGTCTTTTCAACCGTCCAGGATGGCGGAGCGCAGTTCATCTAAGGTCAGAGGGGAGGTTTTACCCGCTACAGCTTCTTCCAGGGCCAGGGAAACTTTTTCTTTGAAAGCAGGGTTTTCCTCTTCTAAGCGATCCAGAACCGCTCGGGCAAAGCTGAGGGCTGACTGGTAAAATCCCGCCATGTCCTGGCTAGTTATCTGACCTTTCATAACTGCCCAGGCCAACTGAAGGGACATTGGAATAGCCTTGAGCCGGGTGGCTAAATTCCTAGGCGGTTCAATCAAACTGTAGGCCAATTCTTTTAGGACATCTTGACCTTTTGGGGAAAGATCACCCCAGTTTTCGCAAACAAAGTTTTCCAGATCCCGAAAAAGCTTTGGCCCTTCCTTGATTATCAGGGGGGCAAGAGGCAAAGCTCCTGCGCTTTCTTTTCGAATCAGGTTGGCTTTTTCTATGGCCGCGGAGGCTGTCATAGCATTCCTACCACTACCAACACTACCTTTTCCCTTCTTCTACCGTAAGGGGTTAGACTACGTTTTTGCAAGATACTAGATGTTGTATACAAACCGGATGAGCTACATTTTGTTGATGTTGGCTTTTGGCTGGTGCAGCCTTCTTATGAGTTCCACCAGCGCTGCCAGCTTGCCAATAACCCCCCTACCCACGCCAGGCAGGGATTCCAGGTCGCGGATGTCCCAGCCGTGGATGTTGCGAATGTCACCCCCGAGGGCCTGGCCGATGGAACGGGCGGCCTGGAGATTCCCGAAAAGGGCGTAGAGCAGCATTTCTAGGGGTTGGCTTTCTAGCGGAATGGGCTCGCGCTTGCGAGAGGCCAGGTCGAGCAGGCGGCGTGAGGGGCGTCCTTTGCGTATGTCTTCCATGCGGTTACCTCAGGTTAAGCACCGGGCAGTCGTCGAGCTGCACGGCGGTGGCGGGGCCCGGGGTGCGGATGCGGTACTCGCCGGCGCTGCCAGTTTCTGAAGTGGAAGCGGTGATGTTGCCCTGGTCGGTGTAGACCAGGATGCGCTCAGCGGCTCCGGTGATGGTCAGGCGAATTTCGTTTGCGCCCTGCGTTACCTGGGTGATCTGGCCCAGGCAGTTGGCAGGGGTGGGGGTGGTGGCGGTAGGTGCTGGGATGGTGGCTGGTGCTGGAGCGGACACCTGGGTTACCAGGGGTTCTTCGGGCTGGGGCCGGGTGAAGAGGAAGGCGAAGTAGCCGACTAGAGCGGCCAGCAGCACTAGGCGCAGCGGGTTGAGTTTCTTATCGTCCATAGCTCTCCTTCAGGGTAGCAGATGATTTGGGGGGCCTTTTTGTCAGATGCCAGTTTCCACACCAGGGGCAGCAGTAAACGTAAAGGGTGGCTTTGTATTTTCTGGACAGGCTATCGGCCATGCAGGAAGCCGCCAGCTCGTCCGGGAAAGGGCGCTTGCCGGTGGCATGGCAGCGCAGTTTGGGCTTGCGGTAGGCGGGCATCAGTTCACCTCCAACCGGGATAGGGCAGCCTCTACGGCGGCCTGGCCCCAGACGGTGATGTAGCCGTAGGGTTCGCCGTTGCGGGCGGCCTCCAAGAACCTCTCAACTTTCTGGGCAAAGCGGAAACAGCCGGGCGGCAGGGTATGCGTGGCGGCGGTGAGGGGTTCGATGATGGTCTTCTCCAGGTTCTCCTCTTGCACTGGCACATTGACCCAATACTTGGCGGCCCGCTGGTATTTGCGATACCCCCACCATCGGCCCACGTTGCGGTAGTTTTTCGGCACTTTCGATTGATATTTTTTCGAGGCGTACTTGGAGGCCTCCTTGGCGGCATAGCCCCAATGCCCCTTGCGCATCTCTTCCAGGCGCGTGCCGGCCCGTACGTGCTGGAAGATGCCCCAGTCCAGGCCCAGGGCCTCCACCCCCTGGCGCAGGGCGGCATCGGCCAGGGCCTTGCCCCACAGTTCGCGCTCGTGGTCGTAGCCGTCCAGCAGGCGGCGAAGTTTGGGGTTGTGCGCTGGATCATGGTCTTTTGCACTGCGCACCCCGGCCACCACCGCAGCCCAGGCCGGCCCCACCCAGGCCCGCACCTGCTCCCAGTCCAGGCCCTCGCGCACGTCAAAAAAAATCATGTGCAGGTGGGGGGCCCCCCGGCGCTGGAACTCGAGCCACCACATCACCCGGTAGCGCATCCCCACCACCTCCCAGGGCCAATCCTCCCGGCCTGTTTTGCGTACTTTTACCGTTACAAATCGGTCGGCTTCCTGTAGCTCCTGGGCCACACTCAAAGCCTGGCAGTAGGTGCGGTGCACCGAGACCACCTGCTCGCCGAAGGCCCGGTCAAAGCGCTTGAGGAAGGCGTTTTTGTGCTCCTTCACCTTCCGGCCATCCGGGCCCAACTGCCTCAACTGGCGGAGCACCTTCTTGGCTTCCTGCTTCTCGGCCCTAAACTCTTCCAGCAGGTAGCTCAACACCCAGTCGGCCCCCCGGTTGTAGCGCAGGGCCTCGCGGGCGTTTTTGATTTTGGCCCGCAGGTCTTCCAGATGCTCCCAGTGGGCGCGGAACTGGGCGATCATCTGCTGGCTCTCGGCGCTGGCCAAAGCCCCGCGCCAGTCGCCGGGGTAGGTGAGGGTGAGCAACTGGTTGGGCCGGTAGCCCTGGGCTTCCAGCTCACGGGTGAAGGCGGTCAGCCGGTTGAGGGCCTGCCGGGTCAGGCGGTGGATCTCCCCTCGGGTGGAGCCGGTGGCCGGCCTGGGGGCCACCTGGCCCCGGATTCTCATCTTTAGGGTGCCAGGGGTGGCCTCCACCCAGGCTTTCAGGCCTGCTATGCCTGCCTGTGTATTTGTGACGGATTTATTATCCACAGGCGGAATTGCGTCCAGGACATGACCGGCACGGTATGCACCATTTGACAAGCCCACCCCCCCCACCTCACCCGCCAAACGCCACGAGGCGTTCATCTTTTTCTCATCCCAGGTGTGAAGGTCACTCAGCCGAAGCAGGGCCCCGGCGCTGGGGGCCTGGGTGAACTTGTTGTAGCGGAGGTGGGCCCGGTACAGGCTGGGCGGTAGCGGCTGGCCGGGGTGCTGGTGCTGCCACCGGTCTACCGCCCGCTGGATGGACTGGGCTGTCTCTCCGTAAAAGCTATTCATGGGTGGGTGAGCCGGTAATATTCCTCTGGGTCTTCCCGGCGGAGGCGCTGGAGCTTGCGCCAGGCCTCGGCGTCGGTGAAGCTCATCTGGGCTAAATCAAACACCGGCTCGGGCCGGTTCATCCAGTCCGTTTTAGCCAGCAGGGACGGCAGGTCGTCTTGACCACGCTCAATGGTCAATCCGGACGACCGATCCAGACAAAACCGAAAAAACCACTGGCCCTGGCGCATCTCTGCGCCAAGACATTCGAGATTGGGGTCAAGCTGGTAGCCCAGCCTGGCTAGTTCAGACTGGGCTTGGGTAGGGGTCATGGTCTGGGTTGCGGATGTCATAGTAGGTGCTCTCCAGCAGCAGGGCCTTGTTGTTGCCGAATAGGGGATACTCCTGCTCAGTTACCCCCTTGAGTCCCAAAACCTTGCAAATCCACTTCACCTGGGCTTCGGTGGGGGCCCCCTGCTGAGGGGCCAGCCACACCTGCACCCGCTTGTCGAAGCTGCGAATCACCCGGATGGAAATCTTGGTGCCCCGGAGGGTGGTGCTCACCCAGTGGGTGCGCCAGGTGCGCCGGGAGTGCTCGAGGGCCAGGCGCAGAAGGCCCTGTACCTCGGCGGTGGCGGTGGTGGTGGTCACTTTGCCACCTCCGGCACCCGCTGTACCAGGTAGGGGCCCTGGCCCAGCTCCACCTCGGTAAGCTCAACAAAACCGGTTTGGGCCCGCCAAGCGTCAAATTTCCATATCACAAGCGATCCAGATTTAAGAGCGTAGGCACGAGTCGGGTAACCCCTGGCTGGTCTAATGTCATATTCCTGTCCTGGGTTGCTCTTGAGTTCGCGCACAACGTCACGCGGCGTTTGCAGCACCATGTTTCACCTCCGCCATAACTTCCGAGTGCACCAACTCCCAAGCCAGCCGGTGTTTTTGCGGCACAGCAGGCAGCCTTTCCTCCACCGCTTGTAGCGCCAGGCGGGCCGCATGAAGGCGGTGGCGGCTGTCCAGCTCCTCGGGCAATACCACCAGGGCATTCAGGAATCCGGCCAGCATCATGGCCAGCCGGTAGCTGTGGTCGTTGAGGTCGGTGGGACCGTACCAGATCAACCCGTAGGGGGTGTAAACGGCCAGGAAGGAGTCCAGTAAAGCGGCCTTCACCCCAGCCACCCCCTTACCCACTGGGCCAGGCCGTCCAGGGCGACAATCAACCAGAAGACCAGAAACATTCCCAGGGCCAGATATGCGGTGTGCCGGCGCTCGGACATCTTCATGTCAAACCCCCCTCCCCCGGTAGCGGGCCAGGCGCTCCTCGAAAAGTTCGCACTCGAAAAACACAGCCAGGTTGTGCTGACGGCTCTGGTAGGCGGCCAGGTGAGCCAGCCAAAGGGTGTGGGCCAGGTCAACCGACATGGCCCACCGCCTTTACCTTCACGTGCTGGATGCCGGCGGCCTGCTCCAAGGTCTCAATCTGATTGATCAGGCGCTTTACGTCCTGCCAGGCCTGATAAGGGCCAGGCGCGTATTCGGGCGCTTCCTGGTCGGTCTCCAGATTCTCAATGAGAAAGGCCGCATATCTCAGGTCGCCGCCATGAGACCGCTTCAGCGCAATCGAGAGGCCTTTTTCCAGTCGTGCTATACTATCCATAACGTCTCCTTTCAACCCCGGTGCCAGCCGGGGTCCTGTGGGTGTAGTCGTAGGACGCCCAGGGCTCGGGCGTGTTGAGCCATTCGTCAAGCGCCTTGGCCGGGATGATGATCCGGCGGCCCAGCCGCTTGTGCGGCAGGGTGCCAGCCCGCACCAGCTCGTAGATGGTGCTGGGGTGGACGTTGAGCAGCCTGGCGGCCTCGTCCACCCGGTATGCAACTTTGGGCAGAGGATTGGGTTGTTCATTCACGGGGGGCCTCCTGGGATACCGACTGACCTTTTTTGATGTATTCCTCGAGGTTCTCGACTGGGATCAGCAGCTTTCGGCCTAGACGGCTAGCAACAAGACGCCCTGCCCTTATCTCCCGGCGCAAACTTTCTTCATGAACGCCTAAGAGGCTGGCTGCTTCTTGAACGGTGTAGGTCAATCTGGGTGGCAACTGTAGTTTCCGCATTGCAATCACAAATACCACTTACTCAGCTAGGTGTCAAGTACAGTTGCAATGAGTTGTGTTAGGTTGTTTACAAATGACAGCTACAGTTACCACCCAAGCCAATAAAGTGGTCACCATAATGCCAGTAGATGATGTTTCTTTGTTCGTTCAGAAAAGGATAAAAGAGTTGGGTTTGTCAGTTAGAAAAGTGGCTAGCATGGCTGGAATTAGCCATACTCATCTTGGCAACCTGATTAGAGGAATTTCATCCTGGAAAGAGGTGCAGTTTTCAACTTTAGAGCGTTTGGCATACGCTTTAGATATTCCGGTTAATGATTTGGTTTACCTAGTTCGAGGCAAAGTACCCAGTCTTGATCACCGCGAGCGCGTCACCCCCGTTCGCTTCCTCATCCAACCTGTGCGCGGCCTGGCCAGTGCGGGCCAGCCGGTAGACCCGGAGGGGGTGCCGGTGCTGGCGGATGTGTGGCGGCGTGGCAGCCTGCTATACCGGGTGGAGGGCGACAGCATGGCCCCCACCCTGCACGATGGCGACCGGGTGTATGTAGACCCCAGCGAAACCGAGCTACGCGAGGGGCGCATCTACATCTGCGAGATACCGGGCGACGGCCACACCATCAAACGAGTGCGCCGCCTGGACGACGGCCAGCTCTGGCTGGTGTCAGACAACCCCGCTTACCGGCCCTGGCGGCCTTCCGAGATGCGGATTGTGGGGCGGGTGTACTACCACGATCCGGTGGGGGGGAGGTTGTGATGAATGAACCAAAACAAACCTGTTCGTATTTGAACATTTAGCTATGGAGCACGAACCTCTATTCGAGCCAGATCCGGACATCACAAAACGATTGGAAAAGCTCGATGGTGAAGGTTTAGAGCTTTATGTTGCTGATTTGTTGAGCACGTTTAGGCCTTTGGGTTGGAAGGTATATGTAACCAAAAGATCTCGTGATTTCGGCGGCGACTTGGTTTTAGACAACCCAGATGGCATCAGGTATGTTATTCAAGCCAAGCACCGTCAAGATGATGAAAAGGCAATTGGACTTTCAGCGGTGCAGCAAGCTGTAGCAGCAAAAGCCGCTTACGGAGCTCATCACTCCATAGCGATGAGTAATGCAGTTGATTTTTCCGAACCAGCTAAACGTTTGGCGGCTTATAACAAGACTATTCTTTGGACCAAGCATGAGTTGCAAAAGTTGTACTTTGCCTCTATTTATCGAGACGAAAAGCTTTTGCAAGAAATAGGTTTGGAACTTGGTAAGCCTGCTAGTTTGCCTAGAACGCAAAGTACTTTTGAGCTTGTGCCCCATATTCCATCTCCGGTATCTGTTTTTGTCTCCCAGTCAGGACAGCAGGCTGAGCAAAAAACCCTCCCACTGGAAGTTCGCCCCCGCTTTACTCCTAAAGCACCAAAAAACAAGTCTAGGCTTTTGTTATGGGCACCTGTTTTCTTGGTTGCTTTCTTGGCTGCAATCGCCATTTTTGGGTTTAAGAGGGTTTGGGTAGCATCAGAGCAGCCATCCCCAGAAGATGTGGTCATAGGGTATGACCGTGCCTATCGCCATGCTTTGAACACCAACGATACTTCCCAGTTGTTTGAATATGCTGCCCAAGAGCTTATTTCAGCAAGGGTGCAGCCCTGGATAGATCAACGAGCAAGACGGGGTTGTGTCCTCTTCACCGTTGAGAAAGAGCCGATGCGGGTGCTGGGTATAGACGTTCGTGGGGACGTTGCCACTGCCACGGTATGGAAGGTCTGGAAACAGACTTTGGTATGTCCTGGTCAACAGGATCAGGTTAAAACCGACGGCCCATTTGAAATGAGGTACGTACTGAAAAAATCAGACAGCTGGAAAATCGTGGAGAGCGGAGGCAACTAAGTAACATGTCCCGACGCGGCAAAGGCGAAGGCTCCATCTTCCAGCGCAAGGACGGGCGCTGGGCGGCCTTCGTGACCATTGGCTACGGCCCGGATGGCAAGCAGCGCAAGCGCTGGGTGTACGGGCGCACCCGGCGCGAGGTAGCCGAGGCTTTGGCCCGCTTGTTACCCAGGGCTGGCTATGGCCTCATCCAACCTACCCGCTTGCGGCTGGGCGAGTGGCTGGAGCGCTGGGCGGATGAGCACACCCGCACCCACAACATCCGACCATCCACAGCCGCCAAGTACCTTGAGTACAAAAAACGCCTTGCACCCCTGGCCCACATCCCGCTAACCCGCCTAACCCCTCTGGCAATCCGGGCCTGGTTGGCCGACATAGGCCACCTATCCCCCAGCACCCGACGCCAGACCTTTCACTTCCTGCGGGCGGCCCTGCGCGACGCAGTGCGCATGTCGCTACTCGAGACCAACCCAGCCGATGCAGTAGACCCCCCACCAGCGGGACGGGTACGCCCTGCCCAGGCTTGGACACCCCAGGAAGCTGCCCGGTTCCTCGAGGCCGCCAGCACCCACCGGCTTTACCCGATGTTTGCCTTTATGCTGTCCACCGGCCTGCGCATAGGGGAGACCCTGGCCCTTCGGTGGGAAGACTGGGAGGGCGACCGAATTTGGGTGCGGCGCACCCTCCGCCTAGACGGCACATTTGGCCCCGCCAAAACCAAGCACTCCCAGGCCGCTCTCTACCTCGACCCGGATACCCAGGCCTTGCTTTCTGCCCACCGCCTGGCCCTGGCCGAACAGCAGGCCATAGCCAAGCGCTGGCGTGACCACGGCCTGATCTTCCCGTCGGAAGTGGGCACACCCCTCACCCACCGCAACGTGGCACGGGTGCTTAGGTGGCTATCGGCTAAGGCTGGCGTTCCCTACATCCCACCCCACGGCCTGCGCCATACCTACACTTCTTTGGCTTTTCGCGCTGGGCTCAACCCCAAGCAGGTAGCCGACCGCCTACGCCATGCCGACCCCACCCTGGCCATCAAGATTTACCAGCACCTACAGGAAGAAGACCAACGCCGGGCGGCCCTAACGCTTGACACCTTATTACACCTACAGAACCAAAAAATAGGTGTCACAACTTTGCAACCAGCAGAACATCCCAATCAAAAAAGCGCGTTCAGAACGTCAAGGAACAAATAG